GCAGCCTTTTGCGGACGGTGAACTCAGGCCGGAGCAAAAGGCATTAGTCCAGGTGTACGCCGAGGCCGCGACGATACTCCCATAACCGTTCTGTCCGCATTGGAGCATCTGATTTGGGCAGCGAAACTCGTCCGAAAACGCGAGCTGCCACCCCGATCCGCCCGGGCCCGTCGCTTGGATCGTCTGGCAAATCTGCTGCGGCGAATTCGTGTAGGCCGCTCCTGACGCGACGATGCATATTTGGTATTGCCCCGGCTGGTCGGTTGCGCCGCCGCTGGTGTGCGTCTTGAGCGAGAACGGCGAGCTGCCGCCAGTGAGCTGAAAACTGTCCTTGTCGTTGCCGCTGCCGGTTTGCGTTCCGGTCAGTGACATCGTCGGCGTAGAGGCATCCGAGGTGGTGACCGTTACGGTTCCAACAGCAGTGCTGTCAGCTGCGCCGCCTGTGAAGCTTGTTCCCGACAGGGATAATCCCGTAATCATCGGGTTGCCGCCGAGATAGACGGGAAAGCCAAAGCTCGCCAGAGCGCTCCCAATGCCGGCCGCGAAAAGGATAGCCGCCAGCCACGCTGCGCGGCTTATCCGCCTCGGCATTGCCACGCTCGCTCTTCCATCTGCTCGAGATTAAGGCGACGAGCGCCAGCCGATGCCTCTACCCGCTCCAGCCATTTCTCGTAGTGCCGGCAGGGCAGGTTGGCACAGCGCGGGCAGATCGGCTGGTAACAGAGCCGGCAGGTGTATTGCTCCTGCGGCACGGGCCGACCGTTGCGCCAGGTCTCCTTGAGCATCGGCCACAATATTTGGCCGCCCGGTTGCACGAAGCCGACGGCTTGGTGGTGGTTGCATTTGACCGCGTCCTCCTCCTCGACCCGATCGCTGTCGAGCGAGAAGATTCGGACATAGCCGTGCGGTCGAAGCATCTAGGCCGTCGCCTCGTCGAGCTCTTCCGGCGGCGGCTCGCCATCATCCCGCTCCTCTGGTGGAATCGGCGCGAACGGTCCTGTAGCGCCCTTTCCGTCGCGCCGGATGAATGTTCCGGTGAATTCCCAGCACGGCGTCATTGGAATCGCGACCTGCCTGATGATATCTCCGGAGGTCGCATGAATGTCGCGTAGGCGCTCAGTCAACCAATCTGCCGTGCCCTCGAACCGACGGCCATCTTTCGTCGTGAAGACGCCTTTGTAGGAATCCTTGCCGATCCATTCGCCTTTCCATTCGCCTTTTACTGCCTTCGGATCTCTGTAAATCACGCCGGCTTTACCTTTCCTGAAAGACTTCACGGGCAATAACGTTGCCAGTGTAGTTTGGGCTGAGCGCGCGCATCGCCGCACCTACGCTCGCAGTCGAGGGCTGGATGATCGAAAACCCCGGAGCGGCTTGCCATAACACCCCAGAGCGCTGGTTGACGCCCCGGTTGAACCAGCACTGCGCCTGCGTAAAGGTTGTAGGCTCGGCGCTGTAGTTGACCCCACCGGTGCTGATCGATGTATCAATTGCAGTGCCGATCGCCGCGCCGCTATCATGCGGGAGCGGCGTTGCCGACGCGGTTGTGGTTCCAGCGGTCGCCGCACTGCAGTACGTGAAGTCAAATTCGATCGGACAATCGGTAGCGTTCGGGACGCTGATCGACGACCACTCCATCTCGACCATTTCGATGCGCCGTGGCCCCGAAGCGGCCGCCACGACGCGAGTCAATGTTTTGTAAGAAGACGAGATCGCCTGCAGCGTCCCCGCCATTTGATTGTTTACCGTGAAACCGGCCATTGGCGTTTATGCCTTTCTCGAAAATAGATTAATCGCGCGTCAAACCAGCGATATCGGCGGCGGTCTTGCGAATGACCGCCTCTTTGGCGAGTGCTGCATCCATGCGCCGCTGCGCCTCGGCACGCAGCTCGGCGATTTCAGCCTCGGCGGTTGATCGCATTTCGGCGATCTCAGCCGCGGCCTTATCCCGCGCGGCCTGCATTGCGGCCTCATTTTGCTCCCGAGAACGATCGGTTTGGGCTCGTTTTGCGTTGACCTCGGCTTGCACTTCCTGGCGTTGCTGCCCGATCTCTTCCTCGGCCCGGCTGCGCACTTCCTCGATCGCGCGCTCACGAGCGTCGAGTTCGCCGGCGCGCCTGGTATGAGCGCGGGCCTGTTCATCGAAGCTGGCCTGCCGCGCCGCGGTTTCTTCTTTAGTCGCCGCTACCGCAGCCTCTCTGTTCGTCAGTTCGAGCGATCGGGCATCTAGTGCGCCGGACAACTCCAGCAGCCTTGCTTGCTGTTCGCGCGCTTCGGCCGCTAGTGTTTCGAGCTCGGCATAGGCTTCTTTCGCGGCGATTTCAGCCGCCTTCAGATCCTTGACTGCGGCGGGGAGGATTTTGTCGGAGGCCTGCAGCAACTCGTAAATTGCACTGACCATGACAAGCGCGGTCACGTGCGGCGGCATAGCCGCGGTGAGCTGGGCAAGCGCCGTCACCTGCGGGCTCGGATCCCCGCGACTGTTCATCATGGGGCTGTGCCTCTAGGTGTTGGCGATGGCGGCTATTTTCTTGCCGCCACTCGCACCATAAAATCGCACCTCATTAGCCGCTATCCGGTGCGCCGTAGTCACTGCGGTAGGGTTAGAACCATATGCCAGCGAATAGATGGCGTCGTTTGCGAGCAGCACGAACCTAGTGGCGCTGTTCAGTGGGTTGCTTTGCGTAGACCCAACACCGATCGTAACTGCCTGCTCCGCTGTCAATGAGTCCAAATCTGGGGCCATAACCTCAAGGCCCCTGGCGTCGAGCATGACTCGGCTAAATTCGCTGATGTATAACGTCGCCAAAATCTGAGTCCTTAAAATCTGCGAGCGATACGCCAAACGGGCAGAGAATCAATCTTATGGCTGCGTAAAGATGCAGGCCGCTGTCGGGCTAGGCTGGCACGCCACCCCTTTACTTTAGGGGGGACTCATACGCCGCTCAAGGTTGCGTGAACGGCGTCCCGGCGTCGTAGCGCGCCTTGGCTGGCAGGCCCGAGGCGCCGCAGCTGTTGTTGTGTACGGCGGTTGGGCTGCTCGGATCGACCCAGGGCCACACATAAGTACAGGAAGCCCCGGGGCCGAAGAACGCAGGCGAGCCGCTCAGGTAGAGCGAGCTGGGCAACGTGTGGGCACTGTCGTTGGATGCCCAGCTCTGCGCGTTGTTCCAGAAATTATAGTTGCCGTCCACTATGGTGGCGCAGTTGGTGCCGGAGACCATGCAAGTGGCTCCCGAGACGCCGTTCACGTTCGGCGGCGTGGCGGGATAGATAGTCGCCGTCTGCGGGTCATTGATGTTCTTGCCGCCGTTCCACCAGCCAAGCATAAAGATACCGTCGCTGTTCTGTGGCCCGCCAAACGAGTTATTGAGCGGAAAGCCGTGCGACTGGGTTGTGCAGCCCGGTGTGCCGAGAGCGTTCCCAACGTAGGAGAACCAATACGAATAAGCCTGCGGACCGGCGGCGCGCAGCGGCGAGCCGCTATATCCCGCGGTGCCGCAGGTATTGGCGCCATCGTTGTAAGTAGATCCATCCAGCCCGACAAACGTACTACGAATGGCCGTTGACCAGTTGCGGAAATAGGCCATGTAAATCGACCCGCCGTGGGTCGCATCGCTGTCCATGTTGAAGGTCCAGTTGCCCTCGAACAGGACGTGGTGCGACCCGACGAGGTGGCTGGCGTTGAGTCCGATCTCCTGCCAGCAGCACTGGCCGGTATCGTACGCCTTATCCACATAGTTGTAGGCGATGACGGAACCGGCGCCGGAGCCGCGGGCGGTCATGACTTTGTTACCGAGGACGATGATGTTGTTCTCGATGAGGGCTTCCGCGGTATCGTAGCGCATATCGATCAGATAGCCCGCGCCGCCCGGAGACGGCCACGCCGCCTCGTGGATGTACGATTGCTCAATCTGCGGGCGAAACGCGGCGTTCATCTGGACGGTGGGGCCGATGGAGTATCTCGCCTCCACGCGATAGAGCCAGCAATAGGCGCAAAACTGGATTTGTATGGCGCCGTCGTCGCCATACTCCGTGGTCAGCTGCTCTGCGCCGGCCTGCTGCAACCATGGATTCTGGTACCGCCAAAGCTCAGCCGAATGGCTGGCTCGATATGAGATGGTCGCCGGCGAATCAAAGGTTATCGCGTTGCCGGAGATCGACGCGATTTGCTTTATCTCGTTAGTCACGCGGTCGGAGTTGATCGTGTATTGGGACATCACATCGGTGCCGTCGTCACCTGGAACGCTGGGCGTATGGATGTGATAGACTACCCGGTAGTCCGCGGCAGCCCAGAGGCCAGAACCGGGATTCTCCGCGTCCTGCATATTTGTCCGGTAGCCGGACAGCTCGTCGAGGACGACGAAATCACCGACTTGGAACATCGCCGCGCACGAACTGCTGACGCTGGCCGTCTTGCTCCCGCCGGCGATGTCGGAGGTTAGGGCGCAGCCGCTGAGGTTGCCCAGACCGACGAACCTGGCTACGGGAGCCATCAAAATGATGTTGGTGGGGCTCGTGCCGCCGGATGAGCAGTTGATCGTCGCGCCGTGTCCCGTCGGCGGCGGGCAGCCACCGGTCGGCCGCGTCAGGATCGTGCTCCCCGGCCCCATGCCGCGCAGCGTTATCCCTTTATTGAGCAGGATGTAGGAGCCTTCGGCAATGGTGAAGGTGCCCGCAGCGAGCTGCACGATCTGGCCGGCTGGGCAATTGTCCACCGCGCTCTGGATGGCTGGCGTGTCGTTGGAGCCGCCGCTGGGGTTGACCGTAGCGCACGTTATGGTGCGGTTGGGGATGCCACCCACAGAATGTAGGCCAGCCATCTTCCAGTTGGCGCTAGCGTCGCGGTCAGCGGGCAAGAGGCTTCCCCCTCCGCCACCGGCAGGGTTGACAGTGATGGCAAGGTTCTGTGTGACGCTGGCAGCCATCTGTACGGCGGTGATCGTATCGTTCTGGATGGTTCCGCCGTCGTTTGTCACGCCGGGGCCAGCAGGGTCGATGTAGAGGCTCTTTTCCGAGAGCGCAAACGTCCCCCCATCGTTGCTGTAGGGGGGGGAGAATCCCAAGGTGCCGGTGAATGGATGGCTTCCATTCACGTCGTCGCTCCAGTTCACATTCACCGTGGCAACGGGATTGCTCACCCCCGTCGGCGTATCGGCCGGGATCGCCGGGTTTGGCGGAGCGAAGCTCATCATCAAAGATGGCGGCGGCGGCGCGCTCGGGGTAAATGCCACATCAACGTAGTAATTAGACGCTTGATAGGTGCTGTTGGGCCGCAGGAGTTTGGTGCCATAGATGTAGACGCCATTTCCGCCAGCTATGCTGCTACTACCAGGCGCTGTAAGCGGGCCGCTCGTCACCTTGTTGGCGAGGCCCTGATTATCGCCTGCGTAGTGCCCGCCTTTGACCCAATAGGTGGAGACGTAGGTCTTATTCGCCGAGATCGAAAGCGGGGAGGCAAAATCTATCTGCTCCCAGCACGGCATCGTAGCGCAAGGCTCGGTCGTCACGGCCTTGTACGCGAGGCGTGCGCCGCTCGTGCCGTCAAATATTCCAACTTGGTAGCCGCTCGAACTCTTCGCCCCTCGATAGAACCGCACCCCATTTATTGTCCCGGCCTGAGACGAGTGAAACTGGACTCCAAGCGTCACCGAATTCGTGTCGGAATCCACCGGCGTATGGGGCGTGGCCGTGCCGAACAGCGTTACGGTCTGCGCCTGAGCCACGTTTCCCAAAACAGTCGCCGCGATTATCGTCAGCAGTGCCGAGCGGTATTTCATATCTGTTACACTCCTCTTGAAACCCCGGACGGGCCTTCGCCAATTCGAGGAGATGCCTGCGTATGTCATGACAAACGACATACGTTATTGAGGCTGAGGATTGATACGTCAACACCTTTGCATAAACGTGCCCGGGATGAAACCTTCGAACGTTCAAATCAGGTTGTCGCAAGCCGAAAAGCACGCTTTCGAAAAAGCCGCACAATTGGCCGGGATCTCGTTGTCGGCCTGGGTGCGCGAACGGCTCCGAAGGTCGGCGATCGTGGAGTTGCGCGAAGCTGGCCTTGCGATTCCCTTCTTAGAGGGATTCGGTGACGATTAGAGACGGCCCCGCGGCAAAATCATCGGTCTGCCAACCATGCCTCGAGCCAACAACGGCAGCCATTATGGGCAAGGGGCGCGATATGTCCCGACGGGAATGGATGGCCGAGCCGCACCGGGCTAGCTGCCTCATTCAACAGGCAGGTCACCTCGACCTTCAGGTCGCCGGCGGTTCTCCAGTACGAGCCTTTGACGCGGTTACTCGCCTTGAATGCCGTCATCGTCGCGTCGTGCAGCGCACTCTTGGTCTCGTAATCAGCGATGGCCCGGGCCCGCTGCGGTGAGAACGCGTAGGAGTCCGATAGGACCGAAGCCAGCTCCTCGACGGTCGACTTGTCGGCGATCGCCTGACGCACATTTTCGGCAATCATGCGCTCGGTCGAATCGGTGATGTCGTTCTCCGCGGTCGAGTCCGGAATCACCTGTCCACCTGTCCGGCTGCGTCCGACGAGTTCGGCGGCGCGGTCCCGCGCCAATTTGCGCGCCTCGGCCTTGGCCGCGTCGACCTGGGCCGCGGGTAAATCGGCGTGCACAGCAGCAAGCGTGTCCGCAACCGTCTGTCCGGCTGCATCCTCAAGATGCGGCGAGATCTCTTCTGCTAGGTCCGACCACCGCTGGAAATTTATGCCCGCCAGGGCAGCGGTTACGGCGGCTGAGATCGCGCGTGTGCGGTGCGGATCCTCGACTGGCGAGACGCCGTGCTGATCCGGATCGGTGTGGTCGGAAGCCTTCGAGGAATAATTTGAGTTATATTTTGCTGTCGTTTTCGGTGACAGCACATCTCGCGCGACGCGCGGCGCCTCGCCCTTAAAGAAGACCTCGATGCTCCGGGCTATGCCGTCCCGCGCTGTCGCCATGTAGTGCCGAGAGGTGGGGTCTGGAAAAGGGGCGGCGGAGCGTTTTCCTACCTCCGCGGCCTTGCCGGTCGGAGCCGGCTTGCCTTGCGGCTTGTCGGCGTCCTTCCCCGGTGCACCGCCGCCGCCCATGCCCGCACCGATCGGCGGGGGCGGTGGCGGGTTTGCCATGTTGTCGCTGATCGCCGCGACGTCGCTGAGCAGCACAGGACCCGTCGGGAGGTAGATCATCGGCTCATCGCCGCCCTCGACCGGGTCCATGCCGAGGACGTCGCGCGCCTCGTTGAGCGTGTAGGTTCCGTTCTTGACATATAGGTCAAGTATCTTGGCCTGCTCTGCCGGATCGAGGTCGCGCTTCTCGGCCCACGCGAACTCCAGGTCCGCATAGCCCATCAAATCCTGGATCACGCCGTCGCACAGACGTTTGACCCAAGCCATGATGGGTGCAAGGCCCTCCTCGAGCGCTACCTCCTGAGCGGTCTGCGCCGTCGCGCGGTTGACCTGATGCGTGAAGGCGCTCGGCGGCAATGAGAAGGCGTAGCACACGATGCGCGCCAGCCATTCGTCGAATTCGTCCTTGTAGGGCGGCTCGGTGAATGGCTGGTATTTGGTGCCGAACGGGCCCCAGATGAGGCGGGTCTGATTTTGCAGATTGCCGGCCAGGATCGAGTTGAACCACTCCTGGTATTCGGCGATCTGCTGTGGGCTCCAGTTTTCCGGTGTATTCAGCAGGCCAGGCGGTACATTTCCATCCGTGAAATGCAGCAATTGTTTTGCTTGCCGGCGTAACCCTATGTTGATGGTCGTGTAGATCTGCTCAACCGGCCCGTACCCATATCCCTTATAAATCCGTGGGTTACGCGGCAGATAGATAAGCTGTCCGTCATTGAATTTGTTGACGACGTCGCCCTCATCGGTATTGGCCTTGCTGCCGTCTTCGAGGAGCACCCAAGGCCGCCCATGGATGACCTGTTCATAGGCCGGCGCCGGCGGGCGCGGACGACGCCCGGTCTCGTCGAGTAGCACCTTGATGGTCGAGCCGTCGACCTGGTCGAGGCCGATGATCTCGTTCGCGCGATTGCGGCGCACTTCGATCGCTGGCGCATCGATCACCAGCACGTCGTCGAGGAGCTCGCGGATCCAGGTCGCGAATGGCCTGATGCCGTCCGGCTTGCGAAAGAAATCCTCGATCTCGTCGCAGCGGCTGTCTGCCTCTTTCTTCGGGTCGCGCGGCTTGACCTGAAACTGCTGCGACTCGATCTGGTCCTTGCGGGTCTCGATCGCGAGCCGGGTGATGTCGTGACCGCTCGCCAGCGCGCGCAGTTCCTCAAATCCTATTGGTTCATAGGAGCGAGGCCGATAATTTGTGTTCCAGCTGACAGGATAATTCCAGAGTCTGACATTCTGGCGGTCAGTCGGAACCAAAGGAAAATTCGGCGAAAACATTCCCGCCGTCGGCTGGAACACTGGCGCGAACTGCTGAATATTTCCGCCGCGCGCACCTCCGCTGAGCCCCGTCGAGTCATTGCCCATCGTGTAGCTGGCGATCGGCGCGCCTTTTTTCTGCTGCGGCTGGGCGCGGAAGCGCGAGGTGAGCCAGCTCACCATGCTGGCGAGCGAGGTTTGTGAGCCGCCGGCTCCGGGAGAAGGCATTATCAGCTATCCCCCTGCTCGTCCTGTTGGCGTTGCCACTCGACCGAGCCCCGCGCATACACGGGCTTTGGCGCCGGCGGCGGTTTCGGTTTCAGCGACTCGGCTTTGGCCTTGGCCCAGAGGAAATGCCCCTCGCTCGCCATCTGCTCGACGAGGAGGTCACTAAACGCCCACACGAGCGCATCGATGCGGTCGGGTGAGAACCCCGCGGCGACTCGGTCAAAATCCGTGGTGAAGCCGCATTGTTGATCTTCTAGGGTCGGAAATGCGCCGACGTGGTGGATGCGACCTTGTTCGTAAAGCGCCGCGACGGGCTCAGCCCGCACGACTTTGCCGCGCGTCGCCCGCACTGCGGAATAACTCACATTGTTGTCGACCATGCGGATGGTCGCTTCGACCATGTCGCCGCCGTTATTGACCTCGGCGACGATGCGATCGGCCTTGTATTGGCGGTAAAGCCTTACTGCGGTGCGCGCCCACTCGATGGGCGGGTGTCGGCCGGACTGATCGGCGAGCACGTAACCGTGGCCGTCAGCATCCTTGCCGGCCACGATGATGCCGGTCTCGTCCGAGTCCTCGCCGGTGGACACTGCAGGATCGATCGCCACTGCGATCCGTACGAGATCCGGCACACTCTTGTGCGCTGGCCAGCGCGATGCTTCGAGCAATTCGCGGTTCCACAGTGCGCCCGGAACATCGTCGAGAACCTCGGCGTTGAGTTCCTGGCGGCCGAGGCGGGTGCCCTCGTACTTGCGGATGATCTGGTGCAGAAAGCCCGGTGCCAAATTGGCCCGGTTGTCGTAGGTCGAGCCGCGCGTGATCACCGTGGTTGGGTCGGTGAGGAGCTCTCTTATGATCTTGATCGGCTTCGGCGTGGTGGTAACGACGACGCGCGGGTCATCACCGAGACGCAGCCCGAACATGAGCATGTCCCAGGCTTCCGGGTAGCGCCAGCTAGCTATCTCATCGCACCACGCGGCATCGTGCTGCGGCCCGCGCAATCGTTCTGGTTCGTCAGCGCTGTAGGTCGTGGCGATGGCCCCATTGGGCCAGGTCAGCCGACGCTTCGAAGGCTCGTAAAGAGGGCGCTCTTGCGGTAACCCGATCGCAAGAATTCCGCTCTCGCCCTCGACCATGACATCGCGGGCGTCGCCAGCCGTTGGTGCAACTAGAGCGATCCGGCACCGACCGTGGTTGACAACCTGATCTCGCACATATTCCGCGCCGGTTCGGGTCTTGCCGAAGCCGCGACCAGCCAACAATAGCCATGTGCGCCAGGCTCCGGCCGGCGGTAATTGATTAGGCCGCGCCCACCATTTCCAGCCATGCTCAAAGACGGCAATATCGTCCTCATTCAGGCTTCGTAAAAATGCCGCTCGCTTCAATGGCGGCAGCAATGCGATCGAGCTTACGTCCGACACGTTCTCGTGCATTCGCCGCGTCTATTTCCTTGTGTTCGATGACCGCGGTCTCTTTCCAGCCCATCTGTGTCTTGGCAAAGAAGACCGCAGCGGCGACGCGCGCTCTCCCGTCCGTCACCGGCGGGCGTCCCGGGATCGGCATGCCGATGATGGTCGAGAAAATAAACTCGCCGACCTGCACCTTTGCTTTGGTCGCGCCCGTTTCGAGCTCTTCCTTGAAGTGCTTCAGCAGCGTCGGCTTGGTTATGCCGATCGCGCGGGCGGCTTCCTCGTGATTAATCCCGTACCGCGCCATGGCCTCGACCTGGCCGCGCTGCCTCTCTGTCGGCTGAAATACGGGGCGTCCGCGGGGCATTTACGCCGCGTCCTGCTCTGGCCTGCGGTGCGCGGCGACCTCGGCAAAAGTTCTGCCGTCACCGTCGAGCGCCGCTTGCTTGCCGGTGAACTCCTGCCACCGCTTAACCGCCACGTCGACGTATTGCGTGGCGATCTCAATCGCGTGGCAGGAACGGCCCGTCATTTCTGAGGCGATAATCGTCGTGCCTGAGCCGCTGAACGGCTCATAGACCGCCTGCCCGGGCGATGAGTTATTCTCGATCGGGCGCTTCATGCACTCGACCGGCTTTTGCGTGCCGTGGCCGGTGGCTTTCTCCGTCGTGTCTCCGCCCATCGCGGAGGCATTCTTGATTTGCCAGAGCGTGGATTGCTTGCGATCGCCCGACCATTGGCCGCCCTTGCCTTTCCGCACAGCGTACCAGCACGGTTCATGCTGCCAATGCGAGCTCTCGCTCCCGCCACGTTGGGTCATAATTGACCCCGTAAGGCGGGTCGGTGACCATCAGGTGCGGCTCGCCGCCACCGAGCACGCGCTCAACGTTGGTCGCCACCGTGCTGTCGCCGCAGAGCAGCCGGTGGCCACCCTCGGGCTTCGCGGTGAACTCCGCGCCGCACTCGGGGCAGCAGCATTCGACCTCAGCTGTCATGTCGTTCCGCCGCGAGCTCGTCGAACGTGCGACCGTCGTTCGCCAGCACGGCTAGGCGGCCAGTAAACTTCGCCCACCGCTCTACGATCACGTCGACGAAGCCCGCCGATAACTCCATGCCGTAGCAGACGCGGCCCTCCTTCTCGGCCGCAATAAACGCGGTTCCCGATCCGGAGAACGGCTCGTAGATCAGCTCGCCCGGCTTGGTGTGGTACTCGATCGGTCGGGCTATGATCTCGATTGGCTTCTGCGTCGGGTGCACGCCAGTGACACCGTCCTCAATCTTGCTCGGTATTTCCCAGACCGAGCGCTCGCTTGCCGCCGGGCGCCTATCTTTCGGGGGAGCGTGGCCTTCCATCCAGCCATAGAGGCAGGGCTCATGTGCTTGCATGAAATGCGAATAGGTGAGGACTGGTCGGCCCTTGACCCAAATGATCGTCTGATGAACAAGGAGACCGCATTTGCGCATCGCTGCGGCCAATTCGAGAGCCCGGCGATCGGCGTGCCAGATGTACCAGAGCGCGGACTCTCCAACCGCGGCGGCGATCGCCGTCGCTATAAAGCCGACGAAGAACTCGTCAGCATCGGCGGCGTTTACCTCTCGATATTTGTCCGTCCAATCTGAGTCTTTAACATCCGGGGAATTCGACCTCGATTGCGGATGTGACCCGCCGCCGTAATTCACTAGGTATGGCGGGTCGGTCGCTACCAGGATCGCGCGCTTGCCGTCCATCAGCCGTTCGACGTCATCGACGCTGGTGGAGTCCCCGCAAAGGAGACGGTGACCACCCTCCGGGTCAGCATCGAACTCGTGACCGCAATGCTCGCAGGCGCAGGCGAGCGTCACTTGCGGATCGCCCGCTCAAGCGGCGTGGCCTTGCGGCAGTTCGGGCAGGTGACTTTCGCCCCGAGCAGCCACAGATCGCCCGGCTGCGTCACCGGATGCTCGGGCACCGGCGGCACGTCATCCGGGTCGGTCAGCCCCTCGGTCTTGTCCGCGAGGAACGTACCGAGCTGGATCTCGTCGAAGCCGGTGAGCGAGAGGTCGAAGCCGAGCTCCTTCAGGTCGCCGAGTTCGAGCCGCAGCATCTCCGCGTCCCAGCCAGCGCCGGCGATCGCCGTTTGGTTGTCGGCGATGATGTACGCCTGCTTTTCCGCGGGCGTGAGCCACGAAAGCTCGATCGTCGGGACTTCGGTCAGGCCGATCTTTTGCGCAGCCTTGAGCCGCGCGTGCCCGGCTACGATGCCATTCTCGCCGTCGATCAGGATCGGGTTCGTGAAGCCGAAGGCCTCGATGCTGCGGGCGATCAGATCGATTTGAGCCGCCGTGTGGGTCCTCGAATTCGAGGCATGCGGCACCAGCGACGCGACCAGGCGCATCACGATTTTTTTTACGAGGTTCACCTAGGGCGACTCTTTTATAGCGTAAAATAATTCGCCACTCAGGCGGCAACGGACTTGCGCAGCGCCGTGCACGTGAGCCGCCAACCGGTGTGCGCCGGATTGCAGAAGCGGGCGGCGTATTCGGCCGGAGTAATCCCGAGGACCCTGAGCAGCAGCGGCTTGTCGGTGCGCTGCGAGGTGCCGGGCGGGCTCAACACGATGCGGTAGGCCTCGCCCTCGGCGCGGCGCAACTCGCGCCGGATCGCCTCGGCTTTAAGAACCTCGATGCGCGCTTCGAGCGCGCCGATTTGGTCGGCCAAGTACCCGGGCGACACTTTCCGCAAGCGCTTGGCATCGGCATCCAGCTTTTCGGGCATTCCGGTCCTTTAGGCTTACGAGCAGATCTCGCCAGCGATGAAGATGCGATCCGGGTAGATCCGGTGGATCGCGCCAGCGGAGTACCAGGCGTTGGCGAATTCCACGAACGGGCCGGACGTCACCGACACCAGCCCCGGATCGCCGTCATGAAGAGAATGGACTTGAAGGACGTAATACCGCGCCACACCGCGCGGGGTTCGCTCAACCCCGACGGGCGTTGGGAGTTCCGGCATCGGCGGCCCGTTTCACGTGAAATCGGTGCCGGTCACTGCCGGCGTGCCCTTTCTCACCCGCCGGCGCGCCGCGATCCTGCGGCGCAACCGGGAGACCGGCTCGGTGAGGCTAGGCATGCCGAGTTGGCTCAGTATCTCCGAGGCGATCGCCTTGACCGGCTCGGCCCGATCGTCGTCGGCCGCCCCGAGTTGCTTACGCCGATGCCTGACCTCTGCCGCCAGCAGCATCGCTAGCTCGGTCAAATCGGCGGCGGGATCGGTTCTGCGCCGCATGACCGCCTCCCGCCCATTAACATTGTTTAATTACCTAAATTACCGAAAGTACCGAAAGTTAGAATTCTCGGTATTTTCGGTTTGCCTTTACGCGCTGGCTGCCCTTGCGGCCACCGCGGCCAGACCGCGCAACTGCGCCTCGCTTAGCTGCCGACGGCTGA